TTAACAAAGTTTACTGGGTTGTCTTTGATTGGTCCTGACCATAGTTCGGTCATCAATTCCTTTTCTAGTTTTACACCGTATTTCATATTAAAAAAAAATTAAAAAATTTTAGTCGAGTAGTTATACATATATCACCACCGCCACACAAACAAAGGGGGGGTTAAATGCGTTTTATTGAGAGCCATTAGTTAAAAAGGGAGTTTTAAAAAACTAACTGCGCATCTAACCCCGTTATTAATCATTCTCGCCCTTGCTGAGCGCTCGCGCGGGCGCGTGGTCAATTATGTTTACCCTTTCGCGCGCGCTGTTCAGTACGTCGCCCAGATTGAGCTGATGATCTACGACCTGGCGATCGCTCCAATCCTCAGGCGCGCGGTTGCGGAGGTAGAAAGAGATAGCGTTAAAATTCTTATCTTCTATTGTTTCCATTAATTTAGAGGTAACAAATGCCAGGCCTTTAGATTTACCACGATCAAGAGCGTCCGCAATTCCCGTACTTTTCTTTTTTCTGTGTCTGTCAAATACGTCCCAACCAACGCCCAAACTACGGCAAATGTCCATAATACCAAGTCCTTGCGATGCTAAATGCTCAACTCTTTCAGCATCTATTACAATTGGCTTGCGTCCTCTCTTTTTTGGTGTTTTTGTTGTCATATTCCGTTTAATTGTACCTTATAAACCCTTTTATTATGGTTTTTTAGTCATTATTTACTAATTATTTGAGTATTACTATTGCAAGTTGAGTAAAATTAGTTATATAATAGTGACACTGGGTAATAACAACTCAGCATTTAAAGAGAAGATAAACATGGAAACGATAACATTAACAAAAACAGAAAAAACATTTTTATTAGATATGTTAGATATTAAAGCAATGAAGATCCAACAAAATGTAGATGTAGATCCAATTACACAAATAGAAAACCAAGAAGAATTAAAAATGCTTAATACTATTTGCGATAGGCTACAACGCACAATGTAAACAAACCCCCAACCCAATTAAGCCCGCTTATGTGGGCTTTTTGGGTGAAAGCCTAGCAATAACGTATAGGCTAATACTTTGGAGAAGTAATATGAAATACATAGCAACAACAAAAGAATATTTTGATGAACTTAACGGCAATAGCTATTTTAGTAGCCGTGTAGAAGATGTAGAAAATGACAGAGTTTATATACTACCTTTTCAATATGGTTACGGCGATCAGTCAAGATACGAAGTTAGACAAGTAATCAAATGCTTTAATAAAAATGTTACATGGAATGACATTGAATTTATTAAATATGATGATTGCACAGAGCTAACAGTCAAAAACCATGGCACAGGATCAGAGGAAAACTATTTTGCTGATCCAGGCTTTTACTATCAAGATTAATTAAGGGGACAACATGAAAAAACTAACCATAAAAACAATATGCGAAGTAGCTGGAGCAATCCAGCTAACGCAACACGGCAACATAGAGGCGATGAAGTACGCCAACCTTAAAGACAAAGACGCTCCGCTAGTAGTCAACGAGCTACGCGCTACGGAGTTTTGTACCAGAGAAGCAATATTTATATATCCAGGCGGTACGGCTTCATATACCAATAGCGAGGTGACACAATGAGCATATTAAAAAATAAAAATAATGATGTTGTAGTTTGGGAGTGTGCTTTTTGTTTATACGATGAAGAAGGCAACGAGATACTCAACGAGGACGGAAGCGTCAAGATATTTCATGCACCTAATTTAGATTGGTCGCATATTGCTGAATACGTAGAACTTGATGATCTAGAGGAGGTGCAACAATGAGCAACACAATAGGAATAATAATAATATTCTCGTTTATGGCTTTTTGCCTACACGGGACATATCTTTTACTAACCAAGGAGGATGAAGATGAATAAACAATTTAAAACAGAAAAAGAAACTCACAATATACCAACATCTATAAATGTGGTTGATTCTCCATGTAGCATTTACTCGGTTTGTTATGACACCTTTAAAGAATTTTTTGTTAAAGAAGGTTATAACACTTTAGAAAAATGGGAAGACTTTTTAGATGGAGAATATAGCGATGTTGATTCTCACTACATAGAAAATATTGCTAACTTTTATAATCTTGAATGGGAATATATAAACGAAGATGGAAGCGATAAAGGTTATGACTATTTTGTCATTTACACAAAAGAGGCAACTAACCATGAAAATAGATAGAAGGCGAATCCCTAAACACTTAAGACATTTAACCAATAAACAATTAGATTTACTAATTCAACTATACAAGGCGAGACTATGACATTTGACCAGGCATACGCAAAATACAAAGCACACATGGTAGACAATGGAATTACTGGAGATTACACCTACGTTTCAAGAAAAACCTCTAAAACGAACACAGAGGGCGCGTGGTTGCTTAAAGATACAGACAAAGACAACATAGCCTATGTAGACAAACATGGCGTTACAAGGCTTTAGAAATGACCAGAGACGAATTATTAAGAGACATAAGGCAAAAATACGGCCTAAACCAAAACAAAGGGTGGAAAAGTAGACTCACCCTAGAAAAAATACTCAAGATCGTATCTAAAGATGACCGCGAGAAAATAATCAAAGCATATAACCTAAACATAAAGGAGTAACTAATGACAGGAAAAGGCTCACGCCCTCGCCCAATACCAAACCGCAAAAAATATGAAGCGGAATTTGATCGTATATTCGGCAAGCGCGCAAAGAAAAAAGAAACCAAAGAGAAAAAAGACAAGAAATGATATACTAAGTTTGAACTAGTGAGAGTTCTTTTATCTTCTCCAAAGATATGACTCCCCCTGTATAGCTCTCGCTAGTTTCTTGCGCTCCCGCCTCCACGCGCCGAACCAATCAAAGCAAATCCACTAACCCTACTAATAAAAAATGCTTCTTACCACCAGGCTGAGACTTTCGCAAGCGCTTCTGCTCACCCTCTAGCACACACCAAACCACCTCTTTGTCTATCAGCTCAGTCATAGCTCGCCCAGATGTTTTCCTATTCACTCCAGTCATCTTTGCATAATAACTAATCGCATCGTGACTGCTCCAGGTTTCATATCTCCACCGCTCGCACACCGACCAAAGAATCAGCTTCGCGCTCACGGATAGATCCGTTCTCCCGCACTCGCGCCTAAACCAAGCCCACACCACCCCACGCACACGAGAAAAATCACCTTCCTTCCGCGCAAGCGCTAGCGGAATAAATACTCCCGCTCTATCGCTTGGGTTTTCATGTGTGGTGATCCACCAGTGATTTTTATCTATCGTTTTAAATCTTTTCATCTTGTTTTCTCGCTCTCTTTTCTCTGGAAGCTGAACCTCCTCAAGAGGTTCGCTTCCTATATCATATGACTATGATATGGATATATGACCCAAGTAGTAACATACTATGTCCCTATCTTACCCAAGGTATGTCCCTAACACTCCCATAGTATGTCCCTAACACTCCCTATGGTTTATCTCCATATTTTGTAAAATATGAGCAATTACATCTACTGTCCAACCGTTTCCAAGCATCTTATAGCGCTGTGTATTTGAAACATGATTCGTATAATCATCTGGTACTGTTTGTAATCTTTCGCACTCAATTGGGGTGAGCTTTCGCCAATAAACTTCTTTATCTTCCACCAACATATTACTGCTACCAGCTGTTTTTGGTTTATGTGATTTATCATTTTGATCGTAAACATAATCAACATTGTTCGGTAAGTTATTTATATCATCAACTTTTACCATAGTTTTTTCATATTTTGCTTTACTTCTTCTTGGCCTTGCTGCTGGATAAGAGGCTGTTAAAGCATAAGATTTATTTTCTTTAGTTGTCATTTTTGATAAGTTTTTATCAAAATCCTCCACATAACCATTGGCATAACCATGAGTACCCGCACAAATTGTTCCAGACTTACCATCAACATCATGTATGGTATTAGCTTGGCTTTTGTAGTTTGGATTTAATTGATTACCGCCTTTGTAATTTTTTTGTAAATTTTCTCCCGCAAGATATTCACTAGAGGTATTTGTCTCTAAGATATCTCTTAAAACAATTCCTCTTTGTTCAGGCTGTTCAACTCCAGGTATATTTGTCCAATAATATCTGACTCTATTTTGTGCTGATACTAACGCTGAATTAATCATTATTGGCTCTACTCCCATGTGTTCAGAAATAATATCCAAATATTCTTTTTTCATTCTTAC